ATCGTTTCAACATATTGGTGAAAAATTAAGTGTTCGATACACGGGTATCCCTAACGAAAAGATATAACTATGCCACGAAGACAAGCAATTACTCGTCCGAAAAGACCACAAAAGCCTTCTTCACCCACCAAGCCATCAGGCACACAGAAGCCAATACCACCCAAGGCTACTCAAAAGCCTATGAAACCTTGACGATGTCATATGTGTCGAATACAAAATTGACTGTTGCACTCATCACCGATGGTTCGGTTTCACTGTGGCTTAAAGTAAATCCCGATATCTGAGTAGGAATCAGATTTGAAAATGTCATCATGAGTATGGGGTTCTTCTTGTTGTTCAAGAAGAACAACTTGCCATGGTTTACATTTCCCTTGTACTCGGGGACAATCTCCTTGAAGTCTCGATATGGAACTCCTGATCGCATCCACCTAACCATCTCCATGTAGTTGCGGAAGTTCTCATCAATGATGAATCTCAGTGAAATATCAGATGATGACCTACCACCTGGAGATTTGATATCATTTGCAGCAAACAGGTGATTGTGAACTGTTGGGGTTGATGTAAGATTCGGTGTCTGTACTGATGTGCAGAAATATGTAACAGTGGGCACCTTCTCACATATGAATCTGTAATTGGTACTTGCAGCAAGATTTGTATTGAGAGGATTGTTTCCTAATGCACCAAAGTTTGTCAGTTCAGGAAGCCAATTCTTGACGCTAGGTGATGTCATTACGGATCCTTTATGTCATAAGAGGTAAACTGAAATGTTGCATCACATACAATGATCGGTGCATCAGCAACAGAAGAATTCATCGGAATATTTCCAAGACCCGTAATCATAAGCCCATCAAAAAGAATTCGTGCTACAGGGGTTTTCTTATTGTTCAGTATTAGCAATTGCCCCGAATCGGAAATGAGATTCATCATCCTTGCCTGAGAGTTATCTTTGAAGAATCCATAGTAGTTCAGAGATTTCTTAAACCAATCCGACATCTCAAAGTAGTTGCTGAAGTCTTCGTTGATAATGAACTTGACTACCAATTCTCCATGGTCAATCTTATTACCGAAAAACTTTAGTGGAGATGCCATGGGCACAGAAACTCGAATGGGTTCCATGCTTAAAGATGGAAATGATACCTCGGTGCAGAAATATACGGCATTACGAACCTTAGGAATCATCAACCGAAAATTAGTTGAGAATGCAGGATTCGTATTGATAGGCTGTCTGTTGAGACTGCCAGGAACAATATCGTCAGGTATCTTAGGTACTGTCATCGATAGTATTTAGAAAGAAAAGAGACTGTAGGAATTTCTTCCTACAGTCTCCATGAATTTTACTGCAATATGCAGTGAATTTGTACAAATCAGAACAGGTTAGTTACCTTAACAATGCGGTAGTAAATGTTCTTACGAGCAGCAGCGGCGGCATATGGGTCAGAAACCGATACACCACTTGCAATCGTAGCAAAAGGATTGTTAACGAGACCGTAACGGGTCTTGAAACCAATCTTCGGCTGGAACGAATTCTCACCGACTGCGCGTACCATCTGTAGCGGAACATATGGGCAGTAGAACATACCTGCATCATATGCACTCGAACCCTTATATCCTGCCATGAAGAAGTCATGGGCAGTTGTCATAGACGAATAAGGATCGATATACACACGCAACTTACCGTTGAGAACACCTGCAAATGTATTGCCTGTGTCATCAACATTCAGATTGGTGCTGAGAGCAGGAGCATAGTCAAGCACTCCTGCCATTGCGAGAGCAGAGGCAACATCCGAAGAGCAGACAATGAAATTGCCCTTTCCACGGCGAGTTTCCTTAGCAATCTGATTGCACTCACGCTCAATCTGGAAGAGCAGACCCTTGAACTTCTCGACAGACCAACGACCGTTGGAGTCAACATTCAAGTCAAAGACACCCTGTGTCTGTGTGGTACCACTCTTAGCACCCAACTTGGCATTGCTGTAGATCACGCGAACAACTTCGCGATTGATTTCAGCAAGGATTTCACTCGACAGGATGTTGGCGAGTTCGGTTTCGGCATCGAGACCATGGATCGCCTTGAGATCCTGAGCAAGTTCCATCGTGTATTCTGCCTTGAGAGCGCGAGTCTTAGCCTCGACTGTTGTCTTCTCAATGCTGAATGCCATCTGTGGGAATGGATTACTAGCAGAATCGCCCAATGATTCTGCCATATATGTGCTCGAAGCCTGTGTGCCTCTCATTGAGGTACCTGCACCAACAGGATCAACGCCACCAACCTCGAACGGATCGGTGTTGTAAACACCCTGTGCCGTAGTACCAGTAGAACCTGAACCACCAAAGGCGGTATCTGCTTCCTGATACAGTGCTTCAGGGCCGTTCTGATTGATATAACGGCTACGCATTGCAAAGATAAGCCCTGTTGGGCCGCTCATTGGCTGCACTCCGCAGATATCATATGCAATCAGATTCGGCATCGCTCTACGAACGAGAGAGATGAGGATTGGATCCCAACGAGCAACATTACCACCACCGTCCTGACCACCGATGGTGGCACCAGAGAAGTTGGATGGGGCTGCTTCCTTGAGATACTGCTCTTGGTTTTCCAAAAGCATGGTTGTAACTACTTTGCGATAATTATCCTTGATTGCAGGAAGATCTGCGTGTTCAAGAATGGGTTGCCACTTCTTCTGAAGTGCTTCTGAGATTGTGAGTTCCATTATGGATTCTCCTTAATAGTGCTTTGTTGAAACGAACAAGATATTTAGCGTTAATGCTATTTACCTTTTTGCAATACGGCGAAGCGTGTCGGTGTAAGCCTTCATCGATTCGCTAAGGTTTTCGATTTGACCTCCAATGGAGACCTCATCGATACTTTCCTCGGCAGTAGCAGCATTCTCTTCCGTATGGTTGAGTTTCGGCTTGCCACTGAAATATGATTCCTTGATGATTTCTAACTTGCTGCGAACATCATCTTCATCTGCACTAAAGGTTACGCCTTCCGTAAGAGTACGGAAACGCTCCTTTTGTGTAACGGTAAGATCAGATGCCATTTCATCAAGAATCTGTTCTCTGCGATAGTCCTTGACCGCTTCGGTCAACTGAACATTCTTCATGATCTCTTCATCAAGACGAGCCTTGAGGTTTTCGGCAGTCTCAGCCATCTGATCTGCGAGATCAATCTTGTTCTCAGGAACATTGATATCGTGCTCAAGGAAAAGGTTGCGAAGACTGCTCATGAATTCTTCAGCAACTTCGGTACGAATACCCTTCTCGATAGCAATACGGTTTTCTTCGAGCCATTCTTCAATGACATATGAGAGATATGAATCCAACTGCTCGGTAAGAGCGGTCTTGTTCTCATCGATGCTAGAAGCAAGACGATTGCTGTACTCCTCTTCCAATTCAGATCGAATCTCTTCAGTTCGCTCATTGAGAGCAACTTCAAAGATTGTTGATGCCTTGGTCTTGAAGTTCTCGCTGAGTTCTTCGCCATCAAACATGGCAGTCATATGAACATCAACATCTTCGCGCATTGCCTTCTTGGACTTGACGCTTGCGTTGAACTTGGACTTGGCATCGCCACCTGCGGCACCAACATCAACAGGATCTGGAACGATTGCTCCCTTTCCTGTGCCGTCCTTGTAAAGACTTGCAAACTTACCCTTGCCCGAACCCTTGGCAAGAGCAGAAGTATTGGCAACCTTTGAGGTCTCTTCTTCCTCTTCTTCTTCTGCCATACCCTTCTTAGCAGCAACATTTTTCATTTGTTTCTGTTGGGCACTTGATGGGGCTTCTTCTTCGATTGAATCAGTCTCTTCTTCAGCGACTTCGTTTTCATCTAGAATGACTTCTTCAATTTCTTCGTTCTGATAATCCATGGGATTCTCCTTAGGTACTGTTTATTTATACTGTCACAAAACTCGGTTCATAACTTATTGATAAAACGCTTAAACGCATTAACCATCTGTTCTTCCAATTTGCGAGAAGAAGTCTTTCGAATGGTTTCTTTAATCTCATCAATTTCTCTTTGAACAAGCAGACCATTCTCAAAGATCCACTCGCGACCTTCCATCACTCCTCGGACAAATGCCTCAGGAGCGGATGGGTCTGCTACAATATCGGCGGCTGTTGATAGCCGAAAGTCATCTTTGACATAATTGGCACCATTTTTCTCTTCAATTGAGCCAACTCCACGGGACGAAACGCCTAACTTGGCACCTTCATCCATTAAATTCTTTACAATTTTGCCATATGGGGTGTCCATGATCTTTGCTTTGCCATAGAAATTCTTACCATCAGGCGACAGTTCACTAATCATATGAGATACTCTCTCTAGATTAATGGTTGGGCCTTCGGGATGTCCCAATTCGCCAAATGCTCTCTTTTGTGCTACAAAGTCCTTACGGTATTGCTCGACCTTGTCCTTGAGCATCTTGAACTCATACACTCGACCATTGCGATTCTTGATATCTCCCTGAAGAAAGGTACCTTCGATGAAGTATTGCTTTTGACCATCCTTCTCTTCAGTTAAAATTTCAATACTTTCGTTGACTTCGCAGATGAGTTTCATAGTTGTCTCCCTTTTGTTATTTAGTCTTTAGAATCAGAGGACAAATTCCACGAGCACACTGCCACCTGTGCATGAGATACTAGCAGTACCACCTGGGTTCGCTCCCGCAGAGTGGAGTGTGCAACGCTCAAATGCATAGTGACCGTCCGCACCCGCGAAAAGAGTCGTACCGTCCATTGCAATATGGAATGGGGCACCCGCCATGATTTGAGAAACCGCGCAACTTCCTGCCGTGATCCCCGAACCCGCCGCTAAGGTACGACCCTCGGTGGTTCCCATGTCACAGAAAGCACTTGCGGTGACACCCACGGTGGTGGTTTCACCTGTAACCAAGTAAACGATTCTCTTCTGTGTCTTTACTATTTGTCGCGCTGCCATTTGTTACTCTCTTTCGTTTGCTTTAGCAAAGTTGACTGCATGTTCATATGTGTGCTTATTTTCAGATGCAAGAACAAGAAATGCAGTTTGATTTTCCTCGTTCAATCTGTCATATACATTAGCAAATGCCTCTGCATGTTTAACACTTACGATTTGAATATCATTATTCATAAGATTGATATTCTTGCTTTCTCTATCGGAGATACACTCAGTAATTGTCTTTAGCAGTTTATTTGCAATGCTCCTGCACTGTGTATTCTCAGCAAGTCTATCGGTTGTGTGTTTAATGAATCGGATAGTACGAGGATCATCGGAATATACCGCTGCTGTGGATTCATTGATCTTGACAGTAGCAGTATCATTAAGCATAGAAAAATTGGCAGCGAATTCTTCCGCAGCCACATTAGTCTTAAACTTAATCGTTACCTTTGCCATTAGCCCTTCCAATTCGCCTTAACATAGTCAAAGAACTTCTTCTTCTTGGCATCATCAAGACTTGCAGGAGACTTGGCACCAAATCTCTTTAATGCACCATCAAAAAACTTACGATATTCCTTTTGCTTTGGGCTGAGTTCTTCTTCGCTCATAGCATATTTGTCGCCCTTCATGACAACAGCAGCCTCTACTGAAGTATCTGCCTGTTCCTTTTTAGGAGCACCCATGAGAACTTTCTTCTTTTCGCGAAGAGCCTTATATTTTTCAATCATCTTCATTGCTTCATGAAAATTGATATCGATAGGGGCAGGAATGATTGCTCCCTTGCCACTACCATCGTCATATAGACCGCCAAATTTATTCTCCTGCATGGCTTTATTCCTTTGTTCTCTTAATTTTCTAGATTGCTCAAGTCTCAATGTCGTTTCTCGATACGCTCGGGTGCGACCATCAATATCTACTTTTTCGTTTAGGTTTTCTTCAGACATAGTGGATCCTTTATTTCTTGAAAGACTTTTTCATGGGAGGTTTTCCTGTTGCAAGTTCTTTCTTCTTGAGATCTGCATCGGCGACCTCATTTGGTTTACCTGCATCAACGGGTGCAGCAACCTGAGAAACTCCTGCGCTCTTATCCTTATTAATCTGTGCTGTCATATTTGCACCGAGTGCAGGATCTTTCTTCGCATCTTTCAACATTCCATCGATATAGTCTCTCGTTGCCTTGACCGCAGCCTTGGGGCCAGGGAAGAATTCCCATCTACGCCCATTGACATACACACGAACGGGCTTACCAAAGCCTGTTCCAAGTTGCTTGATTAGAATATCCTGTCCCTTATACTTTTCAGTCGAATGGTAAAACTCCTTTTCGAAGTTTGGATCAAGAGACATGTCATCTTTAGTAGATCCCGCAGCGGTTGGAACAATCTTAACATCTCCCGCATTCATGGGTGAAGTTGCAGGAGGAGCGGATGGTGCACCAGGAAGATTTTCAGGTAATGCAACAGGTTCTGCTTTTTTATCTGCTACCCCTGTAACAATTTCTCCTGAAAGAGCCTTCTTGAGTTCTTCGACTTTGGTATGAATGCGAGAAGCCAACTCCTTTTGAATGAGGCTCTTAAACTTCGGAGCCTCTTTCTTGATGAGTGTCTCAATAACAGACTTGAGGATTTTTTCTGCTTCTGTTTCCATATACTGTCCTATACCAAGCCAAATTGTGCATTGTCTGGTTCGATTTTGCCCTGATTGCGCTCTTTTTCAATTTCCCGATCCATTTGCTTGATCTCGGCTTCATTGAATCCGAGCACATTCTTACGCACCCATTCATGAGAATAATACTTACCTATGTAGGGTTTGATGTTACCCAACTCCTCTACTTGCGACCTTCGAACCTCTGCATTCTTGAGTTCGGTGAAGAGATTATCCTTCAAGAAATCAAAGTAGATTGATTCCTTGACATTGTCCCACTCTTCATGGGTGATTACCTTTTTGAGGATCAACTGCTTTTTGAGAACATCAAAGAAGAATTCACAGAATTTAATTCTAAGTCTATGGATATACTTTGTGAATCTCACTTCATCGCGAGTGATTTCCGTAGAACGACCAAGCATGAATTGCTTGTCTTGCTCCAAACGACTTACGGGAACCGACAATGCCCGATATAGTTTCTTCTGAAAATATATGACATCGGTAAGTTCTCCAAGATTTTGTCCACCTTGCAGGGTTGTAATTTCAGTTCCCTTGCTACCTTCGCGGCGGGGGAGCCAATAGTCCTCAAGCATAGACATATGCTTCTTATCGTCACGAACTTCGCCCGTTGCTGCGTCATAGACGAGGCGATTGCGGTAGCGATTCATGAGATCCTTGACATACTGTTCTGCCTTGGTCTTTGGGAGGTTACCAACATCGATATAGAAGATGCGCCGTTCAGGTGCACGGCTAATGCGATAGATTACAATTGCATCTTCCAACATTCGAAGTTGGTTGAGAGGCTTGATTGCCTTCTGCAAAAATCCCACAGTTCGCTTGTATCGGCTATCCATCAATCCCGATGAGCAAAATGCAATTGCATCTTCACTGATCTTGACACCCGATGGATTTCCACCTGCACGGGGATTGTCTTTGTTATACAAGTAAAAGTCCTTGTATCCCGTAATAATCTTGGTACCGTTTTGCAGAGTCTCTTTGGTATACTCACGAATTTTCTGAATATTCATGGGATCAACATATCGCAATTCGAGAATTCCCTTTTGAGGATTGTCTTCATCAATGATCAGATGAAAGAATATCTTTCCATCGACATACCATCGTCTGAAGATTTCAGTTCCCTTGGTTTCAAATTGCATTACTCGCATAATGTTGCGAAACTCTTCATGAATTCGCTCTTTGACATTATCACTTGCCTTAAGACGATCCAATACGATTTTGACAGGAGATTTCTTTTCTCCTACTACAATCGCCTCATTGACAACATCATCGATTGCGACTTCAACAATTGGATCTTGAGCCATCTCACGATACTTCATCGTTAGTTCAAAGTCATTACGAACGGTGCCATCAAGATCAACATATTGACCGTAAAAGCCTCCCGCTTCAACAGGAATGGCTCCGTCATCGAATGTCGGTACGACAAACGACTTGAGAGCCTTATCCTGCTCCTTCTCTTTTTTAGATCGCTCTAGGCGAAATCCGAAAATTTCCATTATGTAAATTCCTCATGACCTTTCAATTAGGTGGTTACGCCTTCAACTTCAAAGTACTGGTATGCAATTGTCGCATCAAATGTCGATGCCTCTGATTGTGCACCCATGTCCATTGTTGTTTCTGCAATCGTTGTTGGCCAGCAACCCACCATCTTATACCGAGCAATGGGATTTCCCTCACGGGTAAGTGGTGTAATTGTCCAATCAGTCATAAACTGATTCATTGCATTGGTACCAACATTAGTACGGTTGGTATTTATCAAATTCATCCATGCCTCGAATGACTTGCGAAGACCATAGGTTCCATCGTTGTAGCAAGAGATCGACCAATCTGCAAAGGTACGATCTCCTGGATACTTGAATGGGCGACCCATATAGTATGCTTGGTTGATGTTAAGTGTGGACGATGGGATCTTGGAAGCCTTGCACAGGAACGAGACCTGTGAAGAGGGATTTCCACCACCAACTGCTGCTGCGACAGCATTGATTGCTCCACCTACGGCTCCTCCGAAAAGAGAACCCGCTACAGCGGCAGCACCTTGAATTGATTGGGTGCTTCCACCTGGAAAGTTGCCTTGAACAAGAAACAGATTGTTTCTTGCAATACCGTTGATGAGATTAGCGCGAAATGCATCGATACTGAATTGTGACATTTAGGACTCCTTATGAGTATTTAGTTTGATTTCCTGCATCACGAATCAGGCACCAACCTCGCTGAAGTTCACACCAGTGCGAGTGGCAATGAAATTCAACTGAATGAAATTGATGCTACGGTTTGGTTTGACATAGATATCGGCAACAAATCTATTGCTGTCAATAATCTCTCCCGTATTGTTCTTCTCATCGCATACAACCTTGTAGTCGATGATTCCACGCCGAGCCTGTACATCTCGTAAGAATGGCTCAACAAGTGAACGGAACTGTGCACGAGTAAATGCATCGTTGAACTCAAACAGGCTGTACTTAGAAGCCGTTGAGATTGCCTTCTCAAGCACGATGAACAGACGGCGAACATTGATGCGGTCGAATGCCGATGGCTTTTTCTGAGCAGTCTTATCGCCATACAGGATGGTTCCTTCACCCGAGAAGGTTGCAACGGGATTGATACTGTTCTTATACAGTGTATCTCTTTGAGCCTGTCTTGGTTGGAAAGCCAACTTGATTACGCCACGAATCTGACCACGATTGAATCCTGCGGGGCTATACCACGGATCGAAATTCACATCACTACGGGCACACAGTCCTGCAATGTCACCATTGAGAGGAACAAAACGGTTCTTATCGTTATAAATGTCGTACATGTACTTGTAACCACTGTCGATCACGGTATATGACGAAGAACCGATAGCATTGCGATACTGAACAGCACGATCCAACTTTACCCCATCCGTTTCATTTGGATCCTTATTGGGAACAGAAAGGAAGGCAACGCAATCCTTACGGGTATCAACAAGATCTTTAAGCAATGGGCCAACAAGATCCGAAACTGGCGTTTCTAAGTTGTTACTAGTTGGAGTGAAGGTTTTTTCTGGCCCACCGATGAGAAGATTGACATCAACAGTTTCTGCATCGGAGAAGAGTGCATATCCTTCTGGATCTGCATCATTGTCTTGACCAAATGCAATTTTCTTATAATCTGTCAGGCCCGAAGTAGTTCCATTGGATCCACCTCGGAGATTCCAAATACCAACACCAAAGGAAACATTTGCTCCTGTATAACTCGATGCTGAACTAAGTGATGAACCTGCTAGATACCAATTTGACCCAGTGACAGAAGCAGTTCCCCATGGCCCTGTTCCACCAAGCAGCAACTGATTGTATGATGTCGATGAAGTTCTTGGAATTGCTGCAATGTACTTAGAAGTACGATTGACCTTATCAACATAGTAGTTGCTTGTTCCGTCTCCTGCGAGTACACCAGGTAGGAAGGATACTGCTTGGAACTTCTCTACAATAGTTCCCTTGGTGCCCGACAAAAGACCATTTCGATCAATGACAGCAATGTGGAATTCATCATTCGATCCACCAAGATTATCAATATAAGTTGAAGTGGATGGAGCAGCATCAAACTGAGTTCCATAAGTCCAATTGTTAAATTGAGTACCATATGCCGTAATACCCACTGATGCTGTCGTTAGTCCGACTGCTAAACTGCCACAGATTTGAACTTCAAGTGAATTGCCTAGGGCACCAGGATATCGGGCAACAAATGCGCCAAGATCCGTGATTAAAACATCACCCGCATCGAATCTGTCATCATTTTCAAGACGAGCATAGTCCTGTGACCATTCACCATCATGTGATGCACCCGTTACTCCGAAACCATTGGCATTAACCATTCCAGCGACCTTGGCACGAACAACCTGAAGATTGTTACCATAGCCAAGGAAGTTGGCGGCAGGGAACCACCACTCTGCAACCGTATCATCGGGAGTTCCGAAGAGTTGGACAAGGTTATTTTCCGAATCGACAAGGATTCGCTTGTTGCATGGGCCCCAATTAAAGAGTCCTACAATACCTGCATTAGTCGTGGCAACAGCGGGAACAATCGTTGTCAGATCTTTCTCTGTTACATTTACGCCTGGGGAAAGTTGGAATGCCATCTCAGTCTCCTTAGTTAATTTACTAGACGGGGGTATTTATTCGTTTGTTTATTTCACCCAAATTACATAATCTCTTCTGCATCAGAAAGCCAAGATCTATCTCGTTTCTTTTGTTTAGGTGTTGAGTCAGGTTCACTCGAAAGCATTCTAACTGCTTCGTCCATTTCATCATCCATGTCCGACAAAAAGCCAAAAGGAGTCAGATCTTCTTCTAGTTTTTTAAGTTTTTCCTCAAACAATCGCTTACGGATATCCAAATTGACCAATTCTTTAAAGTAGTCCTGCGTGGTGAGCCATCCAAACATGACCAAGCATGCCATCATGTCATCGTTATAGCCCTCAGAAGCCTCATAGGAGCCACCTTTCGCAACATAGGTGCTTAGTTCAGCAATAAGATCAAAGTCGTTCAGTATAAGTTTATCGCCCTCGACCATCTCCTTGACAATCGAGCATCCTGTTCTTTTTACCTGACTGCTCATCTTAATTCCCGACTGAATTCGACCTCCACCAAAGCCCTCACCGACTTTTTGTCCCTTTTTGCCCTTGTTCGAAATGTTAATAATATTTTCATAGTCCAATTCATCCTTAAGAATATCTGCAACCTGCTGTCCCGTATCGTTGATTTCGATCATGACATAGGCTTCATTATATTTTTCTGCAATTTTCTTGATCAGATTGGGATATATTGGAATTGGGATTGTATTATTTCGATAAGTTGCAACAACCTTATATGGCATAGAAGTCACATCAAGAACAACCATTGCATTATAGTCCTGTCCGATTGAACGGCTAGAATCGACAGTTGCTGCATATATGTGTCCTCTTATTGGATTTTCATATACCGAAAGACCGTCATCTGACTCTAGCAAAGGAGTCTGAAATGGGATCCCGACAATCTTGGATGCCTTGATAAGTGTTTCTTGCGATCCTAAAAACTCACACTCATATTCCGACATCCATTGCCGCTCAGAAGTATTTCGGATAGTCGATTCTTTAAACTTCTCATCGCGACCTGGTACTTGCCACCAATATGCCGCAATAGGGACAAACTCCGATTTCTTATCCTGTGCATTTTTCCACATCTTGTAGAACAGATTCAACCCATTCGGAGTTGATACGATCACAGTCTTCGAAGTAGTTCCCGATGAAATGGTGGGATATACAGATGAGAAAAACTCTTCTGCGATTTGATCGGGGACGAATGCAAATTCGTCTAAGAGCAAAAAGTTATACGAAGAACCACGAACAGCACTTGATGATGTCGATGAGCAAATTACCTTAGATCCATTTTCAAGAGTGACACTTGTCTTATTCCATTCGACAATACCCTGTTGCAGCCACTTCGGAAGATTCTCATATGCAATCTTTAATCGATCCATAATTTCCGTTGCTGTCTTCAACTTATTTGCAAGGATTGCTGCTTTGTAGTTGGCATTGAACAGAATCAAGTGCAGAATACATGCAATTAAAGTTGTGGTCTTTCCACTCTGTCGAGGAATCTTACAAATCGTAAATCGATTATCAAATACGGATCGTGCAATTTCCTTTTGAAAGTCATACATGTGAAGGGATACAAGCCCTTCATCAACAGTAACCACTTTGATATAGTTTTCAATGAAGTGAAGAGGATCTTCTGTGCATCGAATATATTCTGCTAATTGTTCTTTGGTGAACTCTTGCTGAACATATGATCCCTTGAGTAAAGGATTTCCTAGGTATGCATCTTCATTCATCTATAATCTCTCCGCGATCAACTACCTTACGCTGCTCACGAATCATCCTTTGTAATTCTGCTGTGCTACCAACATAGATTGAATTGTTCGTAACTGATGTTGTTTTGGTCTGCTCCTGCTTCTTAATCTCTTTCATTCGGCGATGCAGATCCATTAATTTGTTATTGGCTTCAAGTGATGATTGTATAAGTTGGGCTATAACTTCATATGCCCGAGGCTGTTGACTTTCCTGTGCAAGTTCAATAATTCCCTCAATTGCCTCTTGTGATTTTTCAATAATACACTTGAGATTGACGCGAACTTCTTTATAGTCTTTATCTGCATCTGATACGGCATACTCACCATCAGTGGGTATTGTCTTGATCGGAACGATAGCAGTTTCTTCAGGGGTTACATCAATTCCCAATGTTTTTGCGATGTTCATATCAATTTCACTCATAATTCACTCTTTCATAAAGCCCATGGTGTTGGGGGATATTCTCTAATGACTACATTTGCATGTGTTGCACCTGCTCCTGTCCATCCCGCTGTGAGTGATGGTGCATATCCACCCGCAGTAATACCTGCCGCAGCAGAAACGCCAATGTCGGCGAATGGCATAATTGTATTGGTTGGTTTGCCATAATCAGCAATGTTGAAGATATTCACATTTGTATTGGTGATGATTGGGGCAGTCTTAACAGGGCCATATAGATACATCTTGGACACAAACTGTATAGTCGCAAAATTTATCTTACGAGTGCCATAGTCCCCATATGATCCATCATCTCCTTCGGCTAATGACACCGATGAAAGAATGATTGGAACATCAACATCAACATCCATGCCTTCAATTGCTTTGAGGGTAAACACATATTCGGGCGTAAAATATGGCAATATCTGTTCGACAATCTGCAAGCAATCTTCCATTCCCTTGGTCATTACACCAACGGTCATGTTCATGTTGTATGGAACTCGTTCATATCTTCTTTTCAGACTTCCTCTATCTGCGGGGTTATATCCCACGGTCTGCTGAACACTATTCAACTTCCGAGAAGAGTCATACTGCAACGAAGTAATTTCAAAGGACATTCTGGGAAGATATGTCTCCAATCGAATTTGTGATTGATCAAAATCTGTTCCGATTCGATCTAAACGGCGTAGGAACTTCTGCTGCGGGCCGTATGCAATAGGAACACGAATGCGCTCCATCTCGTTTCCGTTTTGATCATTACGAACGAGATGTATGTCATTGAAGAGGGATGCAAATCCCACAACTACTTTTCGAACAGTACCATGATAGAAGTATTCAAGCATGACTTATGGATCTCCAAACGGATTGCTCTCGTCAAAGTTAAAAATGGTGTCTGCTTCTGTTTGAATTGCTTCATTCTTGGCTTCATCTAGAATGCCCATCGTGTCATCTTTGCTCGTAATCGGTGCATACAGATTTGCACCCACCTTCGCTATGTAGGCGGTTGCTCCTTTGCTTGTTTCTTCGATCCAAGTACCAACAACATTGGATAGAGATATTCGGTACGGATCGCTGATGGAGTCATACGAGTAGACCAACGCCCTCGCAGACGCTCCCGCAGTTGCGCCTGTAAGTGATCCATCCTCGTATTGATATACGCTGTCGCCTTCTGCAAAAGATCCTGATCCATAAATCCCCCCGAGGTTAAGATTGACTTTGAATCCAGTTTCGTCATTGATTGCATCGATTTCGGGAATACCCGTATCGAAGGTTTCTTCGGAAAACTGGAAGAGTTCGCATGTTATTTGATATGAATACAGTTTTCCCAATTGATAAAACGGATTCTCATGCTCTACAAACTTAACCTCAAACAATCCCTTGCTCAGTGGGAAATATAACAAATCTCCTTCGAGTGGTCGCCCAATTCCTGTTTCTCTTTTGAATCGTTTCTTGGATACAGTGAATTTGACGCTATCGCGAATTTCAAACCCAAATTTTGTAAATGTATCCCCACCCTCAAATGCGGTGGTGGTATCCATATACATCTCAATCATCTTAAAACTTGTAAATCGGGAATACTTTGATTCCCCAAA